ATCGTATGCAGGGAAAGCTTCACTTATTATACAGCTCATTTGAACATCTAATTGTTCTGTCTCTTCTCTACATGCTTCTAATAAATGAACCATATCTTCAGTACTAGATAAGAAAGAGTTAACTAATATTTCTTCATATAGCTTAGAAGGTATACCTGCATCATAATCATCTGCATTGTAACCTTCTGGCCATATTATTGTTTCTTCACATATTAAATCTTCTTTATCTAAATCACTTATATTCTGATTATTAACTATATCTTTATATGCCTTTCTTCCTAAAGGCTTATATATAAATATTTGTCCATCTATTTCAGAAAAGAATATATTGCCGTATTTATCTAAAAAGCTTTTAATCAAATCATCAAAATCTTTAACAGATTGTTTTTGATTCTGAGAACTTATTTTCATCTATTTAACAGCCTTTGTATTTGCTATACCGAAACCTGTTTTAATCATTGTTTCTGTAGCTATAAAATCAGATATTCCTGCATAATCTTCTAATAATGAATCTACATTCTCTGGATATAATATAACTTTCTTAGCCATAAAGTCTTGTCTTTCAAAATAATTTATATCTTCATTTTCATCAAACTTTATTGACATAGCTTCTTTATATTCACTTCTTTTTAATTTTCTCCATACTACTTGTACTCCTGCTACAGTAGTTATGAATACATCACCATGTATTTCTTTTAATTTTTCAGCAGCTATTTCTGCTGGAGTTAATTCTATTACTTCTTCAACAACCTCAGTTGTTTTTTCTTCTATTGCTTTTTTCTTAGTAGAAGTAGTCTTTTTAACTGTATCTTTTTTCATATTAAATTCCTCCATTATTTTTATTTTATGTTTTTATTATATGTTAATAATTTGTACCTGGACGCATACATACTTTCTTATTAAATGGTTCACGCTTGCCATTATGCATAAATGCTCCTGATATAGAACAACTTATTAATTTTTGAGAACCTCTTTTACCAGTTAACTTGTCTTTAACTTTTGCAGTTTTTTGTTCATCCAGTATATATCCAAAAGTATTATCTTTCTTCTTTATTAAAGTATATGTTTCTGATATATCTAATTCATTATCATGTATAGTTAAATTTACATTATCTTTAACATAAGTATGGTTATCATTTAAAAATGCAAAGTCTACATAAATATGAGATTTATTATCTTTAACATGTAGTGCATTAGTAACATCAACTATTACTCCTAAGAAAGTTTCATCTTTTGAACATCTATTTCTTAAATCTGCAACTTCTCCAGAAAATCTTTTTTCTACAATCTCCATTCCACCTAAAGTTGTTGGACCAGACGAACCAATATTACTATCATTGCTACCAATGTCGTCGTTGTAACTATTTCTATCAAACTTATAACCTCCATACTTTAGATTTTTTGCTATAAAGCTATATACTTCCATTACTGGTTCACCTGATGTATCTAATATTTGACTGTAACCATTTACCATTACACCTTCTAATATTTGATGTGTATTTTTAAATGATGCTTCATTCTCTACATTAAATCCACCATATCCAACAAGTATATCAAATGCTTTACCAAATAGAGGTGAGTTTTCTAAACTACAAGATTGACCAACTAGTGATGCAGAATCTTGAGCTTTAGAACCTTCTATCTTTTGTAATAACTTTGCAATATAACCTGGTTCCGTAAAGTTAATAGCAAAAGTACCTTGTATTATTTTTTGACCTACAAATATTCTAGATGGCCAAAAGCTATTAAATCCATAGAAAGGCATTTTCTTTTCTTCGTAAGAAAAATCTAATCTTACTATATCTAATATTCTTTCTCCTCCTATAAACACCTCTGCATCTAAACTAGAGAAATATCTCTTTAACTGACCATTATACATAGTAGTACTTGTTACTAAATCTCTATCAGATGCACTCATATTGACCCCGTAGGTAAAGTACGGTTTCTTTGTCATTATATCTCCTCCAATCTTATTAAATGAGATGTTGCTTTTTCATTAGCTATTAAAACAAAGCCTGATTT